CATAGAAATAATAAGATGTTGAGTAGAATTCTCTGTGGTGGCTCTGTTGGAAATGTCGAGAAAAGGACCTGGTATAGACCCAATTCGAAGCTAAAACGAATTGCACTTTATAATAAAATATGCGGTTGGGGGAATATCGGGATACACAATTTCAATAGTTTAGGAGTGTTAGTCATGCGGAAAAGTGCGGTAGGATTTCCACTTTTTAAGTTTTTGAGTCCAGGCAGTACCACCCCCCTGGCAAAGATTCATGTTTTTCTCTCCCCCCTCCCACCCACTGCTTTATCTCAAATGGGAGTGTTTTGGAAGGGCTTTTTAAAAGGGGGGGCACGGGGGGGATTTTTATCATGCTGAGCCACCTCAAAGGCTGGGCGGAGTTTATGCTTGCCCAGCGGGGCCGCAGCCCATCCAGTATTGCGACCCATACCGGCACCCTCAAAGAATTCGCCGGCTACCTCAAACAGCATGGCCGCCCCACCGACCCGCTGCTGATCCGTCGAGCAGACATCGATGCCTATATGCGCAGTCTCTTTTATGAGCGGGGTAATCTGAAGAATACCACACGGGCCAGGAAGCTGGCCGCAATCAAGTCCCTGTTCAGTTATTTGATTTATACGGGCATCCTGGGCCGCAATCCATGTGCCGGGATCCCCACGCCCAAATTCCAGCAGAAACAGGCCCAGAAGTTCACCACTGAAGAGCTCCAGCGCCTTTTTTCCGCGCCCAACCGTGCGACTCCCACAGGCATTCGGGACCTTGCCATTTTAAAAACACTTTACGGCGCCGGTCTGCGTGTCCAGGAGTTATGCGGTCTCAATTTCGGCGATCTCACTATCTCCGCCAACTGTATGCGCCTGCTGATCCACGGCAAGGGAGAAAAAGAAAGGATTATCACTATGCGCCGCAACCCGACTGCCGCGCTCAACAAGTGGCTTGGCATTCGTGAGGGCCTTACCCTGACTGATTCAGAGGCCGTCTTTGTACAACTTAAAAGGCCGGCCCCTCGACTGCACACATGCGCTGTACAGCAGATCGTGACTAAATATTGCCAGATGGTTGACATTCCGCGGGAAAAGGCCTCTCCGCACAAACTCAGGGCCACCTTTGCCACTGATTTATATGACACCGGCAGGGACCGCTGTCCGCGTTGCGGCTACCCCCTGGAAAAGGTTGACATCATGGAAATCATGATCCTTATGGGCCACTCGGACCCCAAGACCACCAGGCGATATATCGCTATTTCCGAAAAGGTCATCAATAAAACAGCGATTCCAGACCGCCGCTGGAAGGAGTTAGAGGTTGCAGAGGAGCCGAAACGCGATGGACGAGAGATTTTCAGGCCAAAATATAGTGTTTAATTTATTCCGCCAGATCAATCAGCGTTTTGAGCAGCCTATAGCCCAGGAATGCATAAAACTGATTATAAACGAGATGGGCGGCCTTCGGATCACCATACCATCATGGAAGGCCCTTCACCGCCAGGACCGCGACCTGAAAATCCGCAACCTCTTTAATGGCAAAAACATTCAGGAACTGGCCCTGCGTTTTGATTTGAGCGAGACGCAGATCCGGCGAATAATAAATCGAGGCTGAAAGCCGGTTCAATAACGCACGCTCGATGAAACAAATCTGTATTTTATGGAACAAAATGGCGGGGATATGAAATTTATCGGCAATAAAAAGAAACAAATACTAAACTGGTATGTTTTCTAACCCAAAATTGAGGTTTACCATGAAAGCGTTTACGGACATTTTATCCATGTTCCAAGAAATTAAACATGCGTCACAGATCAAGGTCGGCCGCAATTTCAATGATTTTTTCGCCGACCGGATCATCCAAGCGGCGGCTGAACCGAGCGTGATCGCTGCCGCCGAACGGCTCACCCGGATGGTGGACGCCGATGTGTCGCGCATCCACCACAAAGCGGTGACTGATTTTATGGCAGCGGCTCAGGCCCCGGAAGCATCTGCGGTTCTGGCATGGATTCGGCGTCACCCCCGGGTGGCCGCCATGATGGTGGCGCTTCCTGCAGATGAATTTTATGGCGCCGCCGAAACCATCGCCATTGATGCGACGCCGGAGGCCTCCGGCACCGCGTCAATGGCCGGCGCCTATGAAATCCAGGTGGCCATCGAATGTCTGTCACCGCTGGCACACGGCGGCGATGCCAGGGCCGGAAACGCCACACTGTTTCGCCGCTGTCAGGTTTTGTCCACCACTGGCGCAGTTTTGGAGCTGCCGTTTTATGGCGGCAACGCCTGGCGTGGGATGATCCGCGACTTGTTGGCAGATCATTTTCTATCCGCGCTGGGGATGATCCCTCGCCGGGATAATCCGCCGGTGTCCCTCTGGTTTTTCCATGCCCTGTATGCCGGGGGCGCTCTGGAAGAGGGCGGAAAATCGAAAATCGATGACGCCCTGGGCAAAAACGGTGTGATCAAGGCAGACGGCATCTATCAGTTCCGGGCCATGCTGCCGGCGCTCTCGCTCCTTGGGTGCGCGATAGGAAACCGGGTGCTGCCAGGCCGGGCTTATTTCGGGGACCTACGGCCTCGCTGTATCCAGTGGGGAAGCGGTGACGTTGACGCCGCCGCCGTCATGGAATGGACGTTTTTGACCCGGCGGGAGGACCACGAAGCCCATAACGTCGGCGAGCATCACGGCATGATCGCCAATACCGAAACGCTCAAGACCGGCACCTGGTTAGATGGCGGGGTGGATATTGATATTCATTGTTCGGATCTGGAGCGGGCCGCGCTGGGCCGCGGGCTGATGCTCTTGATGGCATCTGGCCGCCTGGGGGCGGAAAACCGCCGAGGCCTGGGCCGCATCCGGATGGAAATTGGAAACTGCCCGGACACGGCCCTATATGATCAATATTTGGCCGACCACCAGGGTGAAATCATAGACTATCTCGAATCCATAGGAGCTGCCCATGCACGCCGTGGCACTGATTTCTAGGGCAATTTGTAATGACCCGGAGCGCCCGGAGATTCCAGGCATTCCGACAGATGGCGTCTGCTGCGTGACCGGCGTGTCCGGTCCGACCGTTTCTCGTTCGGCGATGTTTGGAAAATCATTCACCAATATCGATCTATTGGCCGCTCCAGGCTCGGATCGGGCTGGGACGGCTGCCTACACCGCGCTCAAATTTAAATGGGAGCGGATGAGCTCATGGATCTGCGACGGCGTTACTTTCACCCGGATAGACCGTGTGGGGGTGAGGAACGCCGTGCTCGCCGATGTTATGCCGGAACAATGGGTCGGATATGCGACTACCAGTTACAAAAAACATGGCTCATTAAAAACGCCAGTCAATACCGGAAAAAGGCGGGTATGGCTGTTTGAAACCCGCCTGGTCGATTGCACCGATATGGCAACCGTGCTGGAATGGTGGGCCATATTGAACAGCGCGTTGCTGCGCGAATTCGGTCGGCAGATTTTGGAAACATTGGATTGTCCCCAGCACGTGATGAAAAAATGCGGCCTAACTAAATGGCTTGCCTTCGAAAAATGGGCGCGGCCTCGATATAAATCAGCGCTATATGCGTTTTTGTGTTATTTATTGCCAAGCCAAAAGGAATTGGAAGATGAAACGAATGTTTGAACTCGTCGATTATGGTTCTAATTTACGAGCGTATGCGAAAGAGACTGGATGGTCTGCCATAGCGAAAAGAGCCGTTCCGAGTCCGTGGGTCGCTAAAATATCAAATTCCGGAAAACTTGAGTTTGAAAAGGGGTATACCGATCATAAAAACTCAAATTCGACCGGGACGAAAGGCGTAGTGGTAAGATTTTTCTTAGATTCCGGGATTGAATATTTGGTTTGCGAACCGCTTCCGCGTGGCGGCAAGAAAATATACAGGATTATTTTATGAAAAAACCGATCGGAATCAATGTTCTTGATGCGGCCATTAGCCGCATAGAATGGGTTTTCGACAATTTTCCTAAAATCTACGTTTCCTTCAGCGGCGGGAAGGATTCTTCCGTGATGCTGCATTTGGTCATGGATATTGCCATTAAAAGAGGTCGGAAGGTCGGTTTGTTGTTTATTGATCTGGAGGCGCAGTACAAGCTGACGATTGATCACGTTTCAGAGCTTTTCGACATTTATGCCGATTATATCGATCCGTATTGGATTGCGCTTCCGTTGCATCTTCGAAATGCCGTCAGTCAGTTTCAGCCGCATTGGATTTGCTGGGACAAGACGGCGGTAGGTGATTGGGTCAGAAAACCTCCGAAAATAGCAATTACAGACGAGTCAGCATTTTCTTTTTTCCGGTACGGCATGGAGTTCGAGGAATTCGTTCCTGAATTCGGACACTTTTTTGGTGGAAAAGAGCCGACGGCTTGCTTTATAGGCATCCGGACTGATGAAAGCCTGAATCGATACCGGACCATTGCATCCGGGAAAAAGCAAACCATCGGCGGCCACCAGTGGACAACCTGGTGCGGGAAATCTTTATTCAACGCCTATCCTATCTACGACTGGAAAACACAGGACATATGGGCATACAACGGCAAATTCGGAAAACCGTACAACAAATTGTATGACCGGATGCATCAGGCCGGGTTATCGATTCATCAAATGCGGATCTGCCAACCATATGGCGACGACCAGCGGAAGGGGTTGCACCTTTTTCAGGTGATCGAACCGGAAACCTGGGCGCGGGTGGTAGCTCGCGTCAATGGTGCCAATCAAGGGGCACTTTATGCCCAGGAATCCGGAAACATTCTTGGCAATTTGAAAATTTCAAAGCCTGAAGGGCATACCTGGGAATCGTTTGCCGGCCTTATCTTGGAGAGCCTGCCGCCAATTACGAGAGAGCATTATAAAAACAAGATTGCCGTATTTCTTAAGTGGTACGAAGGTCGCGGCTACCAGAACGGCATACCGGATGACGGGCCAATGGATAAAATTGCACCGTCATGGAAGCGAATATGCAAGGCCTTGCTCCGTAATGATTACTGGTGCAAGGGGCTTTCTTTTTCACAACACAAAAGCGAAGCGTACGAAAAATATTTGAAGCTCATGAAAAGGAGGCGTCAACAGTGGGGGATAATTTAGACTGGACAAAAAAACATCCTGTATCAAATGTCATATGGGTTGAAACAGAATTGATTTTTGCAAACGACTACAACCCGAACAGCGTGGCCCCGCCGGAAATGAAACTCCTCCAACATAGCATAGAATGCGATTACTATACGCAGCCGATAGTATGCTGGAAAACAGAAGAAAGGTACGAGGTGGTAGACGGATTCCATCGATTTTCTGTCGGAAAGAAATTGAATTTATCCCACCTGCCTATTGTCGTTATCAATCCTGATCGCACAGACAGAAACGACCGCATCGCCGCCACCATCCGCCACAACCGGGCAAGAGGAAAACACCAGGTGGGCGCAATGTCGGAAATCGTGCAGGAATTGTCCAGACGGAACTGGTCTAAAAAGAAGATCGCCAAAGAACTCGGAATGGAGCCAGACGAGGTTTTGAGATTGAAGCAGATAACCGGGCTTGCGGATCTTTTTGCAGATGAAGAATTTTCAGAAGCATGGGAGGCAGAATGAATTTCAAAATCACATTCCATTTAGACGGCCGCGGCTTGGCCTTCGATCCGTTCGAGCCGTTGCACCTGGACGCTTTGTTGGCTTGGTGCCTGGCTCCGATGCAGTGTGCCAAAAAACAGATCAGCCGGGAGGATATCCCGGAAGATGTGCGTCTGCCGCTGCTGAGATCGAAAATCAACGGAGCGGAAGTCTGGCACGCATCGGCGCTATTCCCGGAAGGTCCGCAATTCGAGGGGCTGCAATACTGGCGAAAACGGTTTCGGCAAAACCGGATCGAGCTGACCTCCGGCGGCCCGAATTTGACCAACGGAATTTACCGGGACTGGAACCACCCGGTGCCGCTGATGCTGTGTAATCAGATGTCGGCCTATGCCTCAGGCAATCGCGGCGAATGCAAAAAAATGTTGAAAAAGCAACTCAAGTACCTGGGGAAAAAGCGGGCGCATGGACTAGGAAAGATCGTTGGCATCACCGCCGAAGAGACCACAGAAGACCGATCATTTACATGGGGAAACGTGATAATGCGGTGGCTGCCGCACCCGGACGGAACGCGACTGGTCCGGCCTGCCCCGCCGTATTGGAATCCATATGGGCGGGTTATATGCTTAGAAGTGGGAACTGAAAAAAGCCCCGGCGAACCGGGGCAACGAGAAGGGAAAAGGAAATTATGCTAGATATGCATAGAGAGCTTTTAAAACCAGATCCCGGAGCGAGTCGCCGTCATCAACAGCTCGGTGCTTGGCCTTTTGCCACAAATCTTCCGGAACGTCGCGGAGCAGGTAATTCCCCCCGCTGTGTGTCTCCTTGTAAATCCGGTGGGCAATATGAGCCACGTTCACCGGCTTCCCCAGAGCGCGGAGCTTTTCAATCTCCGCTGAAATTTGCGGCTCGCACTGCCGACATAGGAGCGTTCCGCCCATGCCGATTCCGCCCCTTACTGTTTTTCCGCATGCTGCGCATAGATGCATTATTCTTTACCTCCCTCAAAACAGAATTGATCCCAGGTCTTCAGGATCTTCAGAAAAGAACACAGTTCCACGGACATGAGCGCCGTCGGATAACTCGGTCAGTGGTCTCCCGTCCTGATCTTCCAAAACCTCAGCATAATAGGTACCATCGCTCCAGATAACACCGCAGAGCAGGCCGTCCGGCTGCCTGCATATCAGCCAGCCTCCCATGACCCCCAAGATTTCAAGAGGCACCTCCTCTCCCCCTTGTTTCCATAGAGCGGGTCCTGGCTCCGGATCGGTCTCTATTATCCAAGCATCTTGTCCATAATGACTTAATGGTGTTTCAGTATGGTGCGCCAGAATTTCTCCGTGTTGTTGTATCGTAATAGGTTCCATAATCTCCCTCCTGTGGTTTTTTGATCGTACCTATATTATAAGATAATCATGATGTCAAGAGTGTAAACCTGAAATTTTTCTTTTTTTAAAAAACAAACGGGGAAAACAGACTGGACGAGGCCACAAACAGCCTATATCTGAATTTCCCCCTTAACCCCCCACCTATTCAAAAAAATCCTGAAAATAGTTTCATCATCTGCCTGATCATGTTGCCTTTTGGTGCTATGGACAGCACAACCACCAAAAGGAACGATGAGGATGGCAGCGCGCAAGAAATCCGACAAAGATAAAAAACCACACGTAAACACAACGGCCCAACCCACCGACACCGGCCCTGTTACTCCTCCTCCTTGTAACGGGGCCGGCCCTTCTGCTTCGGATCCGGCCAGCGGCGTCGTGGAACAAACCGGCATTGATGACAACCTGCGCATCAGGCGCAAATACACCATGTCAGAGGCCGCGCTCTTTGCCCGCCGTCAGAACGCCAAGAAATCCACCGGCCCCAGGACACCCGAAGGCAAGAAGCGCGTCAGTCGGAACAATTGGAAGCACGGCCGCTTCGCGTCCACCCGCATTCTCGGCCTGTCCAAGCCCTGTAAATCCACCTGCCCCAAATATCCCTGTTCCCTGGTCATCGAGGGCAAGACCGAGCCGGGCGGCGAGTGCCTGGACAAACAGCACATCGTCGAGGCCTGCATGGCCATAGAACAGGCCCTGCTGAACAACAACCCGGATGACTTTTACGAGCTGGCCGTATTTGAGCTGGCGGAAAGTATGCAGGTAATCAGGGAACTCCGCCGCGCCATTCTGGAAGACGGCGCGGTGATCAAATACGAAAGGTACGACAAGGAAGGCAAAGTGGTCGGCCACGATGTAAAGCCCCACCCCGCACTGCTTGCGCTCCCCAAGATCCTAGCGGACTTCGGCCTTACCCTGCCTGATTTCCGCCTCACACCGAAAGAGGTAAATCGTTCCAAGGACTTGGGCGAAGCCGCGAAAACCGTGGCGGACATATTCCAGGCAGTGGGAGGGCAGCTTGAGGCGGCCCGAAGGAATAAGGCCTGAAAATGCCGGCTGCCGTACCTATCGAACATATCGCCGATCTCAGGCGCGCCATAATGGTCCCTGAAGAGCAGTTCGACAGCACGCTCAGCCAGCTCGGATGGTCGTGGCACGCCATAGCCCGCGGGGAATACCCCCCGCCCTTTAAAAGCCTCCAGGACTTCCAGCTTGCCATAATCTGCGCAGACCCCCTGCTCTGGTGCCAGGCCTTTCTGCGCGAGCCAGAAGACCCGGACCACAAAGACCCCTACAACTTCTGGCCTTACCAGGTTGAATCCCTGCGCTACCCCGGCAGCACGGTCCACAAGTGCGGCGCCGAAGTGGGCAAGACGCGGGAGCTGGTCGCCCTGGTGCTGCACAAGGCGTTCACCGTCCCCGGAGGCTCCGGCCTTATCGGGGCGCCCCAGCAGACGCACCTGGAAGAGATCATCGAGGCCATCATAGACCAGACCCTGTGGAACGAAGACCTGGGCCGTGCGCTCAAGCGCTGGAAAAAGCACCCCCACCACGCCATGTACTTCACCAACGGCTTCAAGGTGGACTTCCGTCCCTCCGGCCACGACGGCGAGGCTTACAGGGGCGTTCATGCGCGCACATTCGTAATCAAGGACGAGGCGGCCAAGGACAAAAACAAGCGGCAGTGGTCTGAATTCTGGCGGGCCATGAAGCCGGGCGCCACGGCCAGGATCTACTCGGTCCCGGACGGCGACCGCTCCTGCGAATTCTACCGGCTCGGGCAGCGGGCCATGGCATCAACCACAGGAGGCAGGATAGAGAATGATCCCCTTAAAAACACAGCAGAACATATCAAAAATCTTGAGTTCAGACTATTCCAGTGGCCGAAGAGCCTCATGCCGCATCCTTTCTGGTCCGAGGAACGGCGTCAATTCTTCATCGATCAGTACGGCGGAGAAGATGCTCCTGAATACCAGCACAACGTACTCGGCGAAGACGGCGATCCGGAAAATACTGTATTCCCCTGGCACCAGCTGAAACTCTGCATAAAAGAAGTCCCCGAATACCGGTATCTCTCGGTCCTGGTGGATTCCGCCCACAACGAAGTCATGGTCAAGGGCTGCAAGTTCAGCCTGGAGATGGTGAGAGGCGAACCCGTCCCGTCGATTGTCCGCCTGCTGGACACTGTGTACAGCAAAACCTCTTTCTTTGCCGAAAAGTTCGCGCCGCTTATAAAGAATTTTTTCGTCACTGTCCCAGGCCTCAAGCGCGCCGGAGCCGACCTCGGATTTGCGGGCGATCCTACGGAAATCATTGTCAAAAATATCCTGGGCAAGAAAGAGCGTATGGTCGCCCGCCTCAAACTGAAACACGTGACCTACGACCAGCAGTGTCAGGCGATCGACGCCCTTGACGACGTATACGGCCCCAGGGAGTCACTTATATGGGGCACTGACTTCGGCAACGCCGGGTCTGCCGTGACCCACGACCTCCAGGGTCTGGAAATCTACAAGGACAAAGACTATGACGACCGCCTGCGCGGCCTGATGTTTGAGTCCACCACTGACAACATCGAGGAAGACGGCGAGCCGATCATTGACAGCAAGACCGGCAAGCCGGCCAAAATCACGCTGAAAGAGCTGGCCACTGACATTTTGGTCAAAAAGATGCAGCGCCAGGAGCTGGAGTACCCGCCGGATCCGGACATCGTCCTCTATTACACCAACCACACCAGCCGCCAGGGCAAGCACCGTATCTTCAAAAAGGAAGACGACCACCTGATCGACGCTGACAGGGCGCAGATCCTGGCCAGACTCCTGGCCAACACACAGGAGGACCTCTTCGCGTGAGATCCGTCCTGTTATTTTATATCCTGCTCTTGTTCACTGTTACAGCCCCCGTGCGTGCGGACGCGCAGCAGCTTTACAACCACGAAGGCGACATAGGGGTGTGGATGCTTCCGGCAAAGCACCTGGACCTGTTTCAGACCCAGCTCATAAGCCATACGGCGAAAATAAAGACGCTGGGTCTTATTCAGCCCTTCTGGGGCGAAAGCGTTTCCACCTGGGACGACGATGTCACCCCGCTGACCGTGAGGGCTTTCTGCCGACACGTGGAACCGCTGAGGGCCAATACGGATCTCCCGCCCGAATACACCACCGCTCCCCATATCCTGGTCATATTGAGGCCCACGGCCGCTTTGCTCAACAGCACCGGCCGACCGCTGGTTAGAGATTTTTACGAATCCTTTCAGCTCTCAGGTGATAGATATAATATTTCGTTCCTGGAGGTGGACCAGTACCATTACGGTCTCACCGAGTCGATTTATCCCATGATCGGTCTGGACCAGACCGTCAACGATTACCTGGACATCACTTCCCACACCTTTTTCTCGGAACGCAAATACAACTGTTCTTCGCTGACCGCCTGGTCGATCCTGGTAGCCATGTATTACCAGACAGAGGATACCGCAGTCCGGCAGGGCATTATCGACTCCCTGGGGCCGGACAACGCCGTGGCGGTCGATCTTACCACACCTGGGGTCCTGTGCTGGTATCTGGTGAGGCACAAGCTGGCCCGCATCGTAACGATCATCGACTTCGGGGCCACGCTGACCCAGTTCGAGATCGACTGGATACTGATGACCGGAGGCGGATAAGTGGCAAAATTTAATCAGCCCCTGATGATACCCGTGTCTGATTCCAGGTACAAACTGGTCCTGGATTACCATTATGCCTGGACCGACAGCGTCACTGGTCTGCGCTGCATGTTGTCCATTCCGCAGGGTTTTCTCTGTGACGGTGCCTCCGTGCCCCGTTGCGTATGGACCCTGTCCGGTCTGCGTCCCGACGGGCTTATAAGGGCCGCGGCCCTGGTACACGACTTTATCTACCGCCGGGCAGGAGTATTTGCCGCCGGAGACGGACTGTCCGCCGAAGTAGAAAACGTCTGGATCCCGGCCTCCCGCACATTCACCAGGGGCGAAACGGATGCTCTCTTTCTGCGGATCATGAAACAGGCCGGCATGGGCCGGTATCGCAGGACCTTGGCTTACACTTATGTACGGGCATTCGGCTGGATAGCCTGGGCACGGTACAGGAAAAGGGTCAAAATTGAAGGTTCAAAGATTTAAAGGTTCAAGGGTTGTCAACAACCACAGAACCCTGAACCATGAGAGGATAAGGCATGAATTTACTTGACCGCATCAGACTGTGGCGCCGCCCAGGGCAGAAATCATCCGGGGGAGGATTTCAGCTCAGGCCCAATGACGGCCAGGGGCCTTACACCACGTATTTCAACCGCAGTTTTATCGCCCGCAAGGTCGAGGCCGAGTTCTACGAGCTGCTGCGCGAAGCCATCCCAGTGGTGGACGCCGCGATCCGCCGCCTGGTATCGTTGGATGGCCTGGTTGTGGTCAAAGGCGACAATGACCGGCTGGTGGACGAGATCAAGGACTGGATCTACAACGTGCCGGTCAACGACGTCCAGACCGGCCTTCAGGCCTTTCACCAGTCCCTCACCAATGAGGCGTTTGAACAGGGCTTCGGCATGGGGGAGTTTGTCACCGATAAAAAGCGCCGGGACATAGTGGGCCTGCGGACCGCGGATTCCAAATACATAAAGTTCAAGCGTACGGAATCCGGCCTGGACATATATCAGAAGGCTGATGGTGACCTTGACTGGCGCTTCCTGGATACTCCTGACAACCTGATCTATTTTTCCATAGACAACGAAAATCAGAACCCGTACGGTACGCCCCTCCTGCGTTCGTGCGAGTTTGTGAGCAAGGTCCTGGTGACCATGCATAACAGCCTGCTCAATGTCTGGGAGAGGTTCGGGGATCCCAGTTTCGAAATTATCTACAAGACCAGCAAACGGGACGGCGTTGACCTCGTGGCCCGCCGCCAGCTTATCGAGACGGAATTCAACACTGCCATCAGGGACAAACGCCAGGGCAAATCCGCGGATTTTATTCGGGCCATTGACACCAACAGCGATATCTCCATCAAGGTGATCGGTGCTGACAACCAGGTCCTGGAGCTGGAGGTCCCGGCCCGCCACGTGCTTGAGCAGATAGTGGCCAAGACGGGACTGCCCGCCTGGATGCTGGGAATGCACTGGAGCACCACAGAACGCCTGGCCAACTTCGAGGCGGAGATGGTACTGGCAGACAGCGCTACGCGCCAGGCCGCAAAGATGCCCAACTTTTACAACCTGGTCCGAACCCTGCTGCTCCTGCGGGGAAGAAAATGGAAGCCAGGCGACTGGAGGCTGGCCTGGAAACAGGTCAACCTGCACGACGTCGTGTCACAGGCACAGGCCAGGTTCCTGAACGCCCAGGCCGACATGTACTACCTGCAGAACGCCGAAGCCGCCGGAATCACGATCGACATCCGCGACCTGGCGATTGGTAAAGGGTTGAAGGGTCAAGGGTTAAAAGGTTCAGAGGTTGAGAGGTTCAAGGGTTCAAAGGTTTTAACCCGGAACTCTGAACCCGGAACCCTGAACCTTATTACCAAGGAACAACGCCCTTTTCCCTGGCCGGAGCTGGACCAGGCGGAAACAGAGTTTGAGGACCGCCTTAAAACAGACTGGGCGGAGACCGAAGTCAGGGTGTTCTTTATCGCCGGACTGTCCCACAGCCCAAAGATAAAAAAAGGGCCTGACGATATCCCCGATCTGGAGCAGTTTACCTTTACCACGGAACAGCGTGCCCAGGTCATGACTGCCATGAAGGACTTTATCGGCATTTACGATCCTCACAGCGATGATTCTCCGCTGAACTGGTATTACGGCCAGGCGTATTCCCTGGGACTGATCCAGGCCGCCCACATGATCGGCGCTGAGCAGCCCATACTGAATATCATCAAAAACCGGGAAATATACGAACAGCTCACGGCCTCCGGGTTTTCCCTGGTCAAAGACAACGCCACCAGGGCCATAATAAACAGGATACTGCCGGAGATGGAGGCACATGTGATTGCCGGGTCGAACCCCCTGACCGTGGCCGCCCGTCTCAAAAAACTGTTTGGAGACCAGAACAGCTCATGGGAGCGCCTGGCGCGCACTGAACTGACAATGGCTGCCGAGCAGGCCAAACTGGACGAATGGAAGGCCTGGGATGTCCGCCGGGTGGAGTTCAGGCCGGCACCGGACGCCTGCCCTTTGTGCGCAAGCCTGGCCGGCGTATACGATATCGACAAGGCACCGCTCCCCGGAAGAGACACACACCCCCGGTGCAGGTGCAGCCTCAGACCCGCGAAGAGTGAGACCGAATGAAGAGAACCGCAGTCAGTGAAAATAGTTTCATCATCTGCCTGATCATGTTGCCTTTTAGTGTTACGCAGGGGAGAAGCAAAAATAGAGGAGCGCACGTATGAGCCAGGAAGGCAGAAATAACACCATTTTAGGTATCGGAGCCCTGGTAAAGGCCCTGGGCGACATCCGCGAGACCGTACAGCAGGCAAGGGCCGACGGGCATATCGACAGACAGGAAGCCCTGAATATTTTCGCCGAACTGGCCGGGGCATGCATCAGAGAAGGCCTGGCAGTGGCCCTGAGCGCAGCAGCTCATAAAGCTGATATCAGTCAAATGGTTGAATAGTTAAATAGTCAAACAGAGAATTGGTCACCTGATAACGGAGGAAAATCATGGCATCAAAGCAGGGCGAGACTAAAACCATCACAGAGAAGACCAGCGATCCTGACAAGAAAGAATTCGCAGGGTTCAAGATCGAGGGCACGAAAAAAGCCGCGATAACCTGCGAGACCGTGATTGCCAGAATGCGAAAGCAGCAGAAGAGAATATAGACCATGAAGATTTACAACAAATCTTTTTCCGTTAAGTCGTCAGGATCCGCGCGAGGCATTGAAATAACTCCGGAGATCCTGGCGAGGATCAATAGGTGGTCGCTCAAGGAGCTGACCGCCGAAGACCTTTACGTCAGGCGGTTTATCCTGGCGCACGACGCAATCGACCGGGACAAAGAGCGCTTTCCCAAAGAACTCCTGCAAGACTTCGCAGATACCCTGCCCGGCAAGAGCTTTATGTTCAGCCACCAGCACCGCGACTACCTGCCCCTGGGGCTGTTCTTCGACGCGGAGATCAAGGATCTTTCCCCCGAAGAATTCAAGACACTCACCGGCGAAAATCCTTTACTCCCGGAAGGGCAGGACCGCATACACTTTCTGCGGGCATGGATGTACATGCTGGCAACGGGGCAGGAGGACTTCACCCGCAACATGGACGCCGGAATCTACCGCCACGTGTCCATAGGCTTCGGGGCTTCCGACCTGAAAGCGGTGAAGGATGAATTCGACCGGGTGCTTTATTACGAATACGCACCGCCGGGCGAGGCCCAGGAGGGCTCTATAGTCTGGCTGGGAGCACAGCCGGGCGCCACCGTACAGAAAGCGCTTCGCCACGATAAAAAAACTACAGATCAACCAAAAGGAGATCACCATATGAAGACTCTATTATTTGTTTTAGGGCAGTTACTGTCCAAATCCTTTGACGAAAACACCGACGAACAGACCGTTATCAAGGAAGTCAGGGAGGCGTTTAAGGCAAAGGACACCGAGATCGAAGACCTCAAGACACAGCTTGCCTCTCTCAAGGACCTGGCCGAGGAAGGCAGGGCATACCGCAAAGGCCTGGTAGAGGAATATACCCGGCTCAAGGCCCTTCTGGGAGAAGTCGGAACAACGCCTGAAGAGCAGGAGACCTGCACGAAGTTTGCGCAGGCCTTTGACCCGGCGTTCCTTAAAGCGGAGATCAAACACATGGAGGCCCGTGCTGCTGAGAAGTTCCCTTCCGAGGGCAGACTGCCCGGCGACAGGGGCAACGGCAAAAGGGACAAGGCGGTGGATAACCCCCTGATTCCCGAGGAAAACAGATAGAAATTAGAAATTCGAAATTAGAAATTGGGTTTTTGGTTTTCCTAATTTCCAGTTTCCAATTTCAAATATCAAGGGTTATCAACAACCCCTGAACCCTGAACGGAGAATTTATAAAGGAGAAATGAAATGTCTGCAATTATAAGAGATTCCCTGGCCAATGCCAGGACATTGAAATATGCCCACACCGCAGCAGTGGAAGTGGGGGAGATAATAGTTGCGAACGGAAACGTTCTGGTCGCCATAAGCGCGGCAGATGCCGACGAGGAAGCGATCTATGTTTACCGGGGGCGGATACAGGTACCTAAAACTACCGGCGCTATTGCCGCCGGAGAACCCGTGTTCTGGGATCCTGACAATGAATACGTGAAGAACGCCCAGAGCTATACCGCAGGTACAGCCGTAGCGGGCAGTAATATCGGCAACGGAGAAGTCTCCGGAGAAACGGCGGGAGCAAACGCGATCGCCGAGACCTGGACCTTTACCTGTACAGCG